AGCAGCTAAGTGCGCGGCATAAGCATCCTTAACCGCTTGTGTGAATACGGGTGTGCAGATCGCTGCTACATCGTCGTCCTCTGCTGATAGGTCAGCATCGGGCACTACCACATGACGGTGGAATGAACGGCTGATCTCTTCGCCATCGCGCTTGATGATGGTCGCTGTGCGTACCTGTACAGTTGAAAATGTACCGTTGTTCACGACTTCGATTTTGTCGTTTACTGTTTCTTCTGTTAGTGCCATTGTTTATCTCCTTTATGGCTTGGACTGTCCGACCCAAAGCTATGCAGTGGGCTATGCTGATAGATATGTCCCTGAAATGTAACAAACGTTGTCGTTTAATCCCGTTCCCATATCACTTACTTGCAAGGATAAAAGCGGCCCATTAGATGTCGCACGGTATCGTAACTCACCATAATTATTGCCTGCTGTGATTTGCAAAATATCTGGCTGATCCCCTGCGAAATCTTGTGAAGTGCTTATTGTAATTGCTGCAAATCCGTCTATTGCAATATTTGCTATTGCAGTGAAGGGAAGCCCACCTATTTGAATATTCCCAGATGCCGAACCTTTAGTAATTCCATCCGTACTTATAAATGCCTGAATATGAACAACATTCCCTATTTTTGTATATCTACCTCCGGGCGTATCATAAGTGATAGAACTAAAACCCGTTCCACTCGTTTGATATGTAGGCGTCCAAGTCCCCTCCTCATAGTCATCCAGCTTATTAGAACGACTGTCGAACTGAATGCCGCCTGTGAGATAGAGGTCACGCCATCCAGAAACACTTCTTCCTAAATCGACGTCGCCGTTTTTTGAAACCCAAGGGCCAAGGTGATACGTCCCTGAACTACTGTATTGGATACCATCTGTTTCATTCTCAAGCTTTTGTGAGATGTAAGAAGATGGCGTTACTATGGCAAACTCACTGCCGCTACCCATACCAAGATAGCCCATTGCTGAAGTGTTTTCATAAATCGCAAGGGCGTGTCGCGCACTACCTGATGAATTTGTGCGGTTAAGGTAAACCGAAATGCCGTTTGATTTCTGGGCAATAACTTCTCCAATAGGGTTAAACTGAACACCGTCACCGTCGGCAAAAGAAGCGGTAGGGTTTGTTATACCTATGCCGACTTTACCATCGTTTTTGATCGTCATACGCTGGGTTGGGGAATCTGCGCCATCGGCTGAGGTAGAAAACACAATTCGTCCGGGCATATCGTTAGTACCCGGAGTTCCGTCAACTGCGAACTCTATAGATGCCGCTACAGCATCATAGTTTACCCCGTCATCTGCAAGTGCGCGAAGGTTTCCGATTGTGTCGTCATCTTGAACAATAACGTGGCTTCCGATTGAAGTAGCGCGAGATTTAGCAAACTGATAATAAGAAGCAAACGCACCGTTTTGGAACCGACCAACTTGAGCCGCAGATGAACTTGCATCTGTACCAAGAACGGATAATTGTGGAGTAAGAGAGAAAGTTTGCGCGGTTGTATGCTTAATCAAAACCCGCTGCGACGAGTCAATAGTCAAGGCTTCACCTGAACCAGTGCCGAGGACCAAGGGACCAATCGCTGAACCAGAGGATCGAATATTAACTTTGCTATCGCTTTCCGTCAGTTCAATTTCGAACAACGGATTGTTTGTGCCGCCTTCTCTGCGCCAACGTGAGATAACGCCATCAGAAGAGGTAAAAACATGAAGTGGGTAGTAAGCTGTAGAGCCATTACCTATGCCAACGAATCCATTAGATTGAATCCGCATACGCTCGGTTCCGGAAGCTGCGCCACTTGCTGTTGTTTGAAAGATAATGCGTCCGGGCATATCGCCAGTTCCCGGAGTGCCGTCAACCTCCCCAGCAATACTTGCGGCAATAGAAGAAAAGTCTGTGCCATCAGCACCTGCCCAACGTATTGTGCCAATAGTGTCGTCATCATTGACGCTTGTAACATCACCATCACTATTGCCACGACTTTTACCAAAAGTAAAAAACGATCCACCTACAACGCCTGAGTCGTTCCGAACAACAGACATTGCAGCATCTTGGCCTGATGTTCCTCGTACTTGTAGGTTGGCACTCTTGTTCCCAATAGCACCATCAGAAGTTGTACCAATCAAAACCCGCTGCGACGAGTCGATCCGCATGGCTTCGGTGTGAGTGCCACCACTATTTGTAGTGTAAAACGCCAAATCACCATATGAATAAGTGCCACCACGACCTGTGTTGATTGAATATATGCCTGTTGTCGCAACTACATCCGTACTCGAACTGCCTGAAGACGCAAATTGAATCGCCGCAAGATTGTTCGTAGTATCATCAGTGTTGTCTAAAACAAAAACAGGTCCAGAGGTGCTTCCCACTGTTTTGCTGATGGTAGTGCCTGAATCAGATGTGGTTACATGTAGAGCCTCAAGTGGCGTCGCTTCGTTAATCCCCACCCGATCATTCGTGCTATCGACGTACAGCGTGTCGGTGTCCACGGTTAGGTCGCTAGTAAGAGTAGCACCGCCATCTTTCAACAAAACGCCGTCAACTGTGACGCCACCAGCGGCAGTAATCTCGCTGATCGTATCGACGTTGAGGCCACCAGTCGCAGTGGTTACGCCTGTGACGCCAAGAGTGCCTGCGACAGCCGTGTTGCCTGTGGCTGATGCTACTGTGAACTTGTCAGTGTTTACGTCAAAGTTACCATCGACGCCCAATGCGCCTGTGACATCAATGCCGCCAGACAGCGTTACCGTACCGCCAATCGTAGCGTCACCTGAAAGATAAAGGTTACGTGGACGTGTCGCACCAACAGCACCAATGTCGTAGGTGTCGTCAGTAAAGATAAGATTAGACGTAATTGTACTATTAACTGTCAGCGTATCGGCTGAAGCATCACCAATCGTGGTGTTGCCAGAAATCGTCAGGTCAGTCGCAGAAATAGACCCAGTAAGTGTAGGTGATGAAATAGTCGGTGCGGTTAACGTCTTGTTAGTAAAGGTTTCCGTACCATCCAGAGTAGCCAGTGTACCCGTAGTAGGCAGCGTTACATTAGTCGCGCCAGTGGTAGTCAGGGTAAGGGCATACGCGCCAGACGTTGTGAACGCCCCAGCAGTTGTGACTGCGCCACCAAAATTTAGTGTGAAATCATTAAAGCTGAGTGAATTGAAATTAGTTGTGCATTGTTCGACGTTTGTACCATCACAGAACACAAACATCGTCTGCCCATCTGGGATAGCCACACCAGTGCCAGCAGCGGTTTGGATAGTAACTTGTTGTCCTGAATCATTCTTACAAACGTAGAGTTTAGAGGCGCTAGGGCAGACAACGGTAGCCGCTCCGGTCAGTGCCGCGCCAGTATCAGTAAACTCAAGCATCGCACAACGGGACTCAGAAGTCGTACCGTCCGCCGTTGTCAGCGTATGAGAGTTAGTCGTCCAAGTGTTGATGACGGCACGTCCCGCGACGGCTTCTTCAACCATCGAGGTAATGTTATCGTTTACTACGTCGCCCCACGTACCACTGAGTTCCCCCTGTACAGGAAGGGCTAGTTTAAGTATCGAAGTGTACTGTGTCGTCATGTTTTAATCCTCACGCGGCTATATCTTGCCAATTCGGAGTCTGTCCTGTTGAAACATTACCCCAAGTTGGTGTCTGTGCGCTAGTAATATTTTGCCAATTTGGATTTTGGTTATCATCAACCTCACCCCAAACAAGGACAGTACCTACCGCACCTGTTGCATTTACTCCTGTTACCAATACATCCGCATTGGCTTTTGCCACCACATTGCCAACTTGTCCACGGGCGTTAACGCCAGTAACATTAACAACAGTACCAAACGCGACAAATACATCGCCTATTGCTCCTGTAGCTTCTAAGCCAGAAGGCTGAATAATAGCATCGCCTGTTGTGGTAACGGTGCCAAGAGCACTCGTTGCGCTTACCCCAGTTGGGTAGATGTTTGCCTCGGCAACAATACTTACTGTGCCAACACCACCTGTGGCTTCTAGCCCAGATGGCTGAACAATCGCGTCGGCTGCAACAGTTACAGTGCCTACTGCGCCTGTAGCCGCGTTTCCTGTTACTGCGACATTTGCGTCAGCAGCAACCGTTACACTACCAAGTCCTGTGGTTGCTTCAAGCCCTGTAACAGGAACATTAGCATCTGCTGATATAGATACAGTGCCAATAGCACCTGTTGCCTCTACACCAGTCGGAGAAACATTAGCTTCCCCAGTAACCGTTACAGTACCCGTTGCCCCTGTGGCTTCTACACCCGTTGGGGATACGACTGCATCGGCTTGTACAACTACGCTACCAACACCACCAGTGGCTTCTAGCCCAGATGGTTGTACGGTGGCTGCACCGCTGACGGAAACAGTACCTAGAGCACCAGTGGCTTCTACGCCAGTGGGTGATACAACCGCTTCCGCAACAACAGTTACGGTACCAACGGCACCCGTAGCTTGAACGCCATCAACTTCTACAACGATAAGGTCCGTACCCCAAGAGCCTTGGCCCCAAGCGGTAGAACCCCATCCTATATATGTGGTTGATGACGGCATTTATCCATCCTATGCAATCCTGATAATAGCGTTTGAAGCATCCGCAGTTGGGAACTGAATCTGAAAGTCACCCGCCGTAGATGTCTTATCCGCGCCAAAATCAAGTACAGCAACTGCTGGGTTAGACCCACCAGACTGATAAATCAGTGCTCCACGCGCTGTAATCGTCGCTGTAGACCACGTTGTGTTATCAAATGTCAGGAACGCTGTAGTACCACTTGTTTGTGGGTTACCAGCCGAAACTGTAAGAGTGTTACCACCTGCGGTATAACCTGTGCCAGTCACTTCGTTTGTGGTGCTGTACGCAGTCGTAGACGCATCAAGTGTAGCTGATGACGTAAACAACGCGATCTTAAAAGTTTGTGACGTATCCGAACTGAAGTCCATCTCACCATCAAGAAGGGCTTGTTTGAATGACGTGCACATTGCTTGAGTAATTGCCATATTAGTCTCCTTATCCTACTTCTGCCCTGAACTGTCCAGAACGGTAAGTATCTTCTCTTAGTTTGCCATCGCCCAAATTCTTTAGGAGGCCGATGGATTGCAAGTACAGTTTCTCGTACATCTGTACTACATCCTGTTCGCCCTTCATGAATCGGATTGCTTGTACGAGAGCACCGTTAAGTAGAGCAGAATCGAACTCGTCCCCAAGCCATGTAGTGTTAGCAGTAACGATGGACTCAGGATAATATCCATAATGCAGCTCCATAGTGTAGGCGCTGTCTGGAGTAGGTCCGAGGATGTAGGAATTGTCATCGAAGTAAGCATAATGTTTCGGCAGTCCTTGTGCAGACGCGTTAGGGTATGCTTCACGAATGAAGTTCACGTCTTTGTTTATAAGGAAATGATAGTCCCCACTACCGTCCACGACAGCTAGGGAATAATTCCAAAGATAATCAGAAGGAGTACCAAGATACTTATTCCCAGCGGTCAAAGCGCCCGTAACATTCCTGCGTAATGCGGGAAACTGCACCGAGTTATAGATAAGTTGCTCGGCCTGTTCAGTGAACATAGCGAGCTGATCCGCTGTGAAAGTTGTTTCACAGATGTCCTGAATATTGGTTGTCAGCTCGGTATAGTTCATATCTTAGCCCATTGGTCCACGGGCCATAAGACCCTTTGTTGCTGCGCCAGTGCCGCGAACTTTGATGCCGCCACCCTTTTTAAGGTTGGTTTTTGGCATCTTCTTCTTGCTAGGTTTTGCCATCTTTTTACGCATTGTATCACTCCTAAGTAATTTGTATCGTAACTTGCCCAATAAATCCAGTACCTACTGTACCACCACTATCCACAGTGCTTCGTACTGGAACTATCTGTGCTCTACTGCTCGCATACTGATTAGTATCAGGACGCGGATTTCTTAACGCTTGCGGATCATCCACAGGGAATGACCCCAACATTAGCTGCGGCTGGTCAGGGTTCCAGCACTCAGGACATGCTTTCATATTTGTATCGCGGTTTTTCACGATCAAATTTTTCAATTCGCGGAGCCTATATGTAAACCCGCAAATATCGCATACTCCTAATGCCTTCTTCGCTGATGCAAACCGTGTCGCCATCTACGGCCTCATCACGCTTGGGACAAACCTAAACGGTGTCTTTTCACGGTCTTCACCAGCCGCTAGTATAAATTGAGCCTCATACTCAGCCTTTAGCATCTCAACACGGGGGGCAAGTTCAGGAACCTTCATGGCAATGTGGTATGCTAAACCCGCTACCAGACATGGTAAGAAACGGAAGTTCATATCGGCTGTTTGAGCGCCTGCGCCAGCGTCTTGGATGCGGCGCATACGATAATACTTAAATATGTAATTATCACTATCGGGTACAGGCCACACATTAATTCGTGGAGCGTCACGAAGGCGTTCGATCCAAACTTGTATTGGTCTACCCTGTGATAACTTGTTTGGAATCGAAGCGTAGGTACTCACACTAACACGACTTATTGTAAGGTCAGTTTGTGTTGAAACATTACCTGCGCCAGTACGAATTACTTGTTCAAGCAAATCAATAGTATCTGCTGGTAAATCGTATTGGGATGTACCTTCGGTTAGGTTTATAATACCTTCGTCTATAGTCCAAAGGTTAATCCCTCGGTTCTGCCACTCGATTGTCATCAAGTTCATGGAACGACGCGCTGTTCGTAGGTCGTATCCAGACCGCAGCTCTCGACCTGCACGCTCCCACGCCTCTTCAGCGATCTCCGTGAAGTCCATGTTGAACGCTGTGGTACCTGATGTCGTCATTTTTTCCACCCATCCCGAGCTTTTTTCTTAGCTTTAGCTGACAGATCACCGTAGTGATACAGCTTTTTAGAAGTGTTAGACATTACTTTGCCAGTCATGAGCTTGCCGTCAGGGTGCTTGTGCATCCCGCCTTTATGCTCTCTACCATCAGCGTAGTAATGTTTAACACCTTTAGCCATTGAAATACTCTTCTACTTCTTTCATCAGCGCAGTTTTTGATTTACGACGATCTAACTCCACACCGTGTTCACGCATTAATGCTTCAAGCTGTTTCTTTGTCATACCTGAATACTCAGGTACTTCTTTCTTTTTGGAGGCCGCAGGCTTTGCTGTAACGCCCATTGATTTAAGTTTTGCCTCTGCCTGTGCTTTTGACATCAGATCAAAGACCTTAACTTCGTATGTACCGTCAGCGTTCTTTGTGCCGATCTGATACACTGGTTCACCTGAAGAGAACCTGCCGTTCTGGAAGATTTCCATCACTTCTTCCCCTTTTTCTTGGCTGGAGAAACACGGCGGGGCTTACCCGCTGGTTGTCCTAGCCGTTTCTTTTCAGCGATCTTTTTACGCTTTTCAGACGTACTCATCTCGCCGCTCGTTTTAGGGGTTTTACTGGACACCTTCTTTGTGGGTCTACAATAGGGCGTACCCCGCTTCTCCCCTGCTTTGCGTCCGCAAGCC